ATTTGGAGTATCTGGATCAGATGAATCTGGAGCACCTGAAGGGTTAGGCCGAGTCGCGGTCCATGCCGAAACGCTCGGTCAGGTTGTTCGCGGCTTCGCGGATGGCCCAGGCCGACTTTGTGCGTTCCAGTTGGTGCAGAGTGTTGAGGACGAGGGCGGCTTCGAGTAGACCGCGATAGTCGCCGGAGTTGAAGCGGTCAACCAGCCACTGGTCGGTGGCCGCCTTGTGGAACTGGGACTCGGTGCTGTGTTGGATGGGTTCCATGGTTACTTGGCGCGGATTTTGAGATACCAGCCGGTATCTGAACCGTCGATCAGCCAGCGCGGGAGCCAGTTTTTCTTGGAGTAGGGGATTCCAGCGCCGCCTTTGTGGCTGGCGTAACCGCCGCTGACAAGGTTGGCCTCGCCGTTAGGGTCGTTATGGATGTAGTGGGTAGGGGTGAAACCGATGACGACGCTCCAGTGACCTGTGCCTGAAGGATCTGAGGCAGGGCCTTTGTGGAGCCAACCGACTGGTACGGGGCAGCCAGCAGTGATTTCGTTTTCCAGGTCTTCGGCAGTGCCGTCCATCTCGAAAGTGGCGGTTAGTCCCAGGGCCTTGAGAGCGGCGAGTTGGGCTTTGGGATCGGTGGTATCTCCGAAGCGGGCGCGGAGTTTGTTGTACTCGTAGTCGCCAGAAATCTTGCCGTAGTAGCGGGCAACCATTGCGCAGCTGGAGCTAAAGCACTGGCGATAACCAGTCGCTCCATCGTCAGGGCCGAGTTGGTATTCGTAGGGAACTTTGAGGATTTTTTCGCGGGGTTTGACTGGTGGATCCGTGCCAGCGTGTTGATCCATCAGGGCGATTAGTTTGCCCGCGTAGTTGGGATCGGTGGCGTAGTTTTCTTTGATTAGCCACTTCGCGGCCTCTTCACGGGTGGCGGCGTTGTTGCATCCTTTGTATTGCTTGTAGTCCTTGTACCAGTGATCTACGAGATAGATGACGCAAGAGAGGAGATCGGGAAAATCAATGAAGGTATCGGTGATTGTGACCCACTGATTGTTGATGAACTCTTGAGTGGTGGTGGCGCTGCCAGTGCCTTTCAGTCCGAAAAAGTTGTTTCTGCCGGAGACGAGTTTTCCGTAACTAGATTCCAGTGCCCACTGAGCGGCAACCAGTTCGGGGAATTTGGCGCCAGCGACACGGGCGGCTTCGAGCACGCCTTCCCAGGTATTGGGGAACTCGGTCTGTTTGCCGGCGACACTCCAGGTTTTGAACCAGCCCTGATCGCGGCCGAGGATATGAGGGTTGGCCTTGTCGATAGCAGCTTCCAGTTCCGTGATTGCTGCCAGCTGGTGGGGCAGTGCGCGGTAGTACCGGAAGAGGTCAGCTAGGCGGATCTTGTTTGTGGCCATCGGACCAGGGGGCATGGATGCTCATGGCGCCGCCCAGTAAGCGGCTGTCTCCGGTCTGCAGCTCTGGGTCGATGGGGTGATCGAGAACGACAGGGGGCGGAAGGTCGGGCGGTTGGGAGGTGTGCCAGTCTTGGATGGAGCGCTCCAGCTGAATAGAGCGCTCCTGTCTGGCAATCAGCGCTTTGGGAAGAGTGCCTTGGCGGCCAACAGCAGGGCTTGGATGATGCCGTTGGCGCGGATACCCGGATACAGACTCAGGGCTTCGGAGATTGCAGCAACGGCAATCGCAATAACAGCAGTAGTGGTGGGATCCATGTCAGATATGGAGTCTGGAGACAGTGTAGCTGTAGTAGAGAAGAAAGCCAGTACATTGGCTAGTTGTGGTCGCTACCTTTTATGTAGCGGCTGCGACGTATGGACCATCAGATTGATGATGGCGAATACTTAAATAAAAAGCAGGCTAAGTTAAGATTTAGGCAAGAAATCCTGTGGCGCTGGCGGAATAGGTGCGCCTACTGCAACTGTGATTTAGGCAGGTCAGCCACTCTGGATCATGTGCTAGCTAAAAGTAAAGGCGGGCACACGCATCCGAAGAATATGGTTCCAGCGTGTTTGTCGTGCAATGTGAGGAAGGCGAGCCAGCAGTGGAGAGACTGGTTTCGCCAGCAGGATTTTTGGGATCAGCGGCTAGAGATTGAGATTGAGGAGTGGATCAATTCAGAGGAGGCTGCGTAGGGTTCCAGCCCATTCCTTCGAGATACATGCGGGCGATGTACTCGTCTTCGGCGTAGCGGCAGATGCTGTCTTTGCAGGCGCGGTAATAGATTTCGCCGCGTTCGTTTTCAAGTTGTTCCAGTGCGTATCCTTCGGGATACAGGGTGGAGTTGATGACGGTCATTTCTGGCGGTTTACTTGGACTTCGATTTGGCGGACACGATCTTCGAGATCGTTGAGGCGTTCTTTGGAGTCGTTCTTGAGTTCTTGGATGTCCGAGACGACGGTGTTGACGAGTTGCTCCAGTTTGGCGACTTGCATGAAGAGGCCGGCAAGGCCAACGACAGCGGCAATCAGTAATCCTGGGACGATTTGACCTAGAGGGTTTGCGGGATCGGAAGGGCTTGCGGCCTCGTCGTGGCGGTCCATGATGAGGCCAAAGAAGCCCGTTTTTTACATATTAACGGCCTTGCCCGCGCAGTTTTTTGCGGCCGTGATTGGGCTTGCTGTGGGCACCTTGGCCTTGGCGAGTTTTCTTGGGAGGGCGGCTTTTATGCTCCACCCGTCCCAGTGCGGTCTTGGACTTGGCAGCCATTTTAGGTGTGTAAACCTACAGGAGCTTAAACAGCACCCATCGTGGCGTCAATGGGTAGACCCGTGACGGTGAAGTCGATATTGACTTGTACTGCATCAGCAGTGGCGGCCTGAATAGATGCCGAGTTAATTAAAACCGTGGCTTCGAATACGCGGCTACTTGTTAGTTGCAGTTCCAGTGTGTGGGTTGTGGTGGGGGAAAGGATGGCTGTACGGATTGTGTTTGCAAGTAGAGGTTGAGTGTCAAGGCTTCCGCTGGCTTTTTCGTAATACAGGGCTGTGCATGATCCAGACCATTGCTGGCGCCCGAAGACGTATGTGCGTGCAGCAGAATCGATTACAGTTGTTTCAACTACATCAACGGCTGCATTTAGTGTCCATGATGTAATCTTTGCAATGCGCGTGCCATTAACTAGAAGCGCACCATCTAATCCGGTAAAGTGTCTAGCAGCCATGGTGCGTTACAGAGCATAGCGACAGCTTAACTGCCGGATGCTGCGCCTCCCGTAAAGCTTACTGTTACGGCACGTGCAAGTCCTGGTGCTCCAGCTGAAATGATTGCCGGTACGCTAATAAGGGCGATGGATACGTCCACATACCCATTTGCACGGTGCTGCTCTGTAGGAAAAGTGCTGTAGCGCCAGTACGTTGTTACGGGAACCAAGTCTGTATAGCTTGTATGGCCAGCCCACGCTTCATTGCTTAGCTGGAACGATCGATAGCCGCCTTGCTGTTCGCGGTAGTGATCGCGGATGAGTTTTGTTTGAGCTTGACTTAGAGCGGTGAAATTTAGTTCTAGGGTGTGGCCGTAGGCAGTGTTGCCGTGGCGGAAGCGGATCGAGCCGCCGCCGAATCCGCGTTCTTCGGTAACAGGAAACACGCCCATGCTGTAGCGGCGTGTTGCCGGTTTCAGCGCGGGGAACGTGGCCATTAGTTCTGCAGCGTGATGGTGCTAGCGCCGAGGCTGAAGGTGGCGCCAGTGCTGCTGACATCGCCGCCGAAATCCACGTAGGCCACCAGTTCGTCGGCGCTGCTGGCACCACCACGGGATTTGTAGTACACAGCGCCGCGTGCGGTGATGGTTGAAGTGGCCCAGCTGACAGCGGCCAGGCTGAGTGTCACCTTGTCGTTGGCGGTGTCTTTGGTGACGGTGCAGGCGCTGGTGACGCCTCCAGCGGTGTAGCCAGTGCCAGAGACTTCGTTAGTGACATCCGAGCGCTTGGTGTGCGTATCTTTGTTGGCGGTATAGGTACTGGTGACCAGCATCACCTTGAAGGTATCGGTATCGAAGTCGATGGCACCTTTGGCCATGTCATCGATCGCGGAGTTGTAGATGAGGCTAGCCATGGTGTTGATGCGTTACAGGAAGTCTAGGCTGGAGATTGCGGCCAGTTGAGGTCTAGTGGATTGGCCTGCGTTGTGATGTCTCGCAGTGCTTGCCGATAGATGGCCCATGCTGCTCGATCAGCGCCGAGGTCGTAGTCCTCGATCTGCGTCCAGTCGCTTGCCTCCAGTAGTGCGTTGCGCTGCTGGCGGATTAGCGTCCACTGCGCCTCAACTTCCGCAGCATTGAAAGGCCGCACTGAGAAGCTGGTGCCGTCCCAGGTGACGGTCTCGGTCAGTGAATCGCACAATGGCAAGTCGTGTGGGCCGCTGTAGCCGGCGTCAGTCAGTTCGGCTGGTGTGAAGGTGCTGGCATCAGTGCGTGTGCTGCCATCCGATAGGCGGATGCGATGCGGCAATGCGGCAGGCTCAGCACCTTGATAGGAGTACAGCTGCATCATCGCGCTGAGAATGGCTTGGGTGATGGCGTAAAGCTTGATCCGTAGCGCAAGGCATTCTTGGTGACACGTACTGTTGATGCGTTACCAGTAATAAGAAAGCTAGGGAATGAGATTCTTCCTGCGTTAGTGGGGTTTGATGTAGAGAACGCGAAGCTACTGGTTGACGCTGTAAAAACACTGGTGCCGTCAATGTAGCCCTGCAATCTTGCGAATGTCGTGGCGCCTTCTTTTAAGACTTCCATCTTGACGCACCAATGATGCCATGTGTTGACAGTTACCGCAGTCCCGGAGGTTGTAAGCGCCCCAAACTGTACGCCTGACTGCCCACGGTTTATGTAACAGCCAAAATCTCTACCATAGCAATAAATGAAGAACCCAACCTGTGCGCTTGCCACTGAAGTTCCAAGCAGTACGCGAGATTGAAGGCTGACATTTGTTAAATAAATCCAGCCCTCTGCGGTCCAGTTGGTTGACGCATCGTGTATAAACTTCCAGTCGGCGGCCGTGCCTATTTCTAAGTAATCATCAACACCATCGAAAAGTGCAGTTGACCCACTGCCAGCAAAAGGCCATCGAGCAGTGCTTGTAACGGGTCCGCCGACTCCTGTTACGGTATAGGCATTGTTGCTTAAGTCATTGAATGTTGTGCCATTGTTGGCGCCTGTCAATGGCAAATATGCGGCGACATCGCTCCAGTAGATGTCACTGCCTTCTTTTATTGCGTTCTCTTGCAGACTGACTGATCCAAGTCCAGCAAGTGGATCACGTCGTTTGCCAATCAACCCGCCATTCAAGCCGATCATCAGCTGATCTCCTCGTAGCCGATCACTAGTTCCAGGTCGCCGGCAGCGCTGGCCTGAGCGCGGAGGCTATGGCCTTCCTCCAGGTAGATGTATGCCTCGCGGGTTACCAGTACCTGTGTTGCATCAGCCGGCACTGCAATGGTGTTGCCGATCTTGAAGCCGGTGGTGCCGTTGTAGTGCTCTAGTGTGATGTCCGCTGAGTTGATGCCATCCACATTGGCGCAGTAGACGCTATTGATCTTCAGTGCCTTGCCACTGGCGGCGCTGTTGGTGAGCGCGGCAGCCAGACTGGTGGTGACGGCGTAGCCGACCGTCTTGCCCGTGATCGTGGTCGGGGTTTTAAGGTTAGGAGCGGCCATGTGTCGTCAATTCCCCCACCATTCTATGTAAGCCAAAGATTCCCAGCCATACAGCTGGGTAGCCATGCTGCCCCAATAATCAGAATCCGAGCCTGATGTTGCTGCACCAGGCGTGAATGATGCTGTAACAGTGAGGTCGGCACCCGGTATAGGCGCAGAACTTTCGCCTGCCACAAAACTGACTGTGACTGTGGCGTTGATGCCGTTGGCTACAACAGCTGTGCCAGCAACAAGAGCAGTAGCGACTGCTGCTGTGATCCCGTTGGATGCGGCGGCTGTGCCAGTGCTAAAGGACGTGGTGATTGTGGCGTCGATACCTGGAACCTGGAAGCCGACAGCGCTGAAGCTGACAGTGACTGTCTTGCTCAGGCCGTTGGTGGTCAGCGCCTCGCCTTCGGTGAGGCTTGTGACCACAATGCGGTACATGCCATCGACGATGGCGCCATCGGGCGGGACTGTCTCCAGTGTCAGTTCGACGTTGTACCGGCTGTAGTACGAATCCTCGACTGTTGGCGGTTCTTTGTAGCGCCAGAGGTAGTTTGCGAGCTGATAGTCGGCTGCTGTGACGCCACCCCAGACGGCAGAAGGAAGATCGAAGCTATCAAAAGTACCGAGTTGTCCTTGGTAGTGGGACAGAATGCTCAGCATCGAAGCTTCGGTGACGGCTGTAAACGTAAGCCGTACTTGGCTAGCGAGCATGACATTGCTGTGGCGCACTCGGTTCTGCCAGCCGCTGATCGTGTTGAACGGCGTGTGCGGATACTCTCCGGGCGTAAATGTTCGGCCGCTGGGTGTGAGTGTTGGGAACGTCGTCATGTCACAGTTCCTCCATTAGTCCAATAGATGGCGCCGTTATCAACTGCAGCTAGCAACCACAGATCCAACACTTCTTGCCCATTTGATTGAATGCTTGAAATATACGACGTATGGAATAGCGTCTTTCTGTCGTTACTTGTGATGTTGCCGGCCCAGCCGACAAAGCTGTCTACAGTGTCAACATTTGCCGCACTTGTAAATACTGCTGCACCATTCCGGCGCCTTGATGCTTGGTCGTTGCATGGCAAAATATAAGTAATTGTTGGTGATAAATATTCACCGCTAGTTCCTAGCGTATAAACACTGACCCTCTTGCATGTGGTGTTCGTATATGTCTTGCTGCCTGCTGCTGGATCGTTGACGAATGTGGGCAAACCGGTTGTGCAATCGTAACCAAGGTTGATCGAGTCATATTGCACCGTGACCGTTACTGTCTGCGCTGCGCCAGTTGGTGATTGTGGCATCACCATCAGCACGGGAATGGGATCTAACAGTTGCGGTGCGCTGCCAGGGCATGTCACTTGTGGTGTAAGTGTCTTACCTAAGTCATCACCAGTTGGTGTGTAGGTATTGCTTGTGGCGCCGCTGATTGGTGAGCCATCACGCAGCCATTGGACACTGCAAGGCGTACCAACCGTCAACGGCAGTCCTACTAATCCATTGTTATTAGGATCTCGTCCTAACACTGGTGGTCTGTCGTTATCTAATGGGTCATCGTTGTTCGGGCTGCCGGGGCCTGACGGGGTGCTCTCACGCGGGCCGCCGCCGCTGTTGCCGCCGCGATCAATCGTGACTTCTGCTCCTGCACCTGTAGATGTACCAGTGCCGCTGGAGTCAGTCGGGTCGTTCGCGTCGCCGGGCTCAATGAACTGCTCAGCGGGAATGGTGTTGTTTGTGGATGAGTTCTCGTCGCAATCCACACCTGTTCTTGTGGACGGGATAATCAGTCCTGATCCAGTGGCTGCTGCAACATCGAGAGCGATAAGGCTGCGGTTTTGATCGTCTACAGGGAAATGAACAGCCTCGTAAGTCAAATCTCCGGCAAGCGTCTTAGTGACACGCTCGACTTGGTACAGGTAGTGGTGGGCTGAAGCGATGTAGTTTGTTGCTTGGCGCTGCAAGTTAACGGCAATAATGTCGCCGACTGTTACGGATACGTTATAGGCTTGGGGACGAGTCGAGAATCGAATAACGTGCGTAGGATAAGTACGTTTTGCAAGAATATACGCACCGACTTTTACGGCGTGGTTTTCGTTTGTGCAGAACTCGCTTAGATCGTGAGTTTCGTAGGGACCGGCCTCGGCAGTGCCGTTGTATCGCACCTCAGCAGTACGGATAATTCCAATGTCGCTTTCGATTTGCTGGCGCCAGACGACTTGAGCGACAAACGGCAGGCGGTCGGCCAGAGACGTGTAATCAATCTCCAGAGTTCCAGGGAGAATGTAGTCCTCGGTAAATGTGAACTCTGGTGTAATCGCGCCTACGTTGATAGCTCCAGCTGCTGTGGTTGGCAGCAGCGGGCGAAGACCTTTCTTGCCTCCATCGTTACTTTCGCCTAGTAGAAAATACGGCGCCCACTTGGCTATGAAGTCGGCGTAATTTGTACTTGTAGTTAGTTCGCAGTTACAGGTAAAGCTGTTGTACTCCAAGAAAGTGGCGGCAGCTAACAGCGCGGTGTTATCGATTAGAGCACTCGGAGTACGAGCGGTATTAGTCAGCAACCATTTAGTGAGGTCCGCAAAATTGTCGCTGGGGCCGTACACGTTGTCGTACAGCCGCGTGACGTGCATTCCACCTCGAATGAACAGGTGAACTTGACGTTTGTAGCGGTCTGAACCGTCCGGGTAGTAAGGACTGATAAAGCTGACGGTACTGATATTGGGGTACAGGCCAACGCTGCCGCAGAAATACGGGGCTTCGGGAAGGTCGTATGGGACTGGGTTGAAAGGATCGGTTAAGTCGTAACGCTGAAGGAAGTAGTTGCCGGGGGGCCAAGTTCCAGCGCGTCGGTCGTAGGTCTGAGTGTGCATTCCGACGCGGCAGGCGCCGTGGAAGACGTCTTTGACGGGAATGCTGGAGATAAGCCCTTCACTGACAGGTAAGTGGTAATGCGCTTTTCGCGTGTTGTATGGGTTGTTGAAATAAGCGGCTTCGCTAGCTCCAGGGCTGACAAGAATGCCGCCTTTGTTGTTGCGGAAACGCGCAAAAACGATGGGTACTGGTTCGCCTAGCTTGATAAAACGTTGGGCGGATTCAAGTTCGTTGCTGCTGTAAACGCGGACATCTTTTTTGTTACCTGCAGGTGTATTGATCTGCCCGGCTTGGATGGCCAAGAGTACCAGTGGATCGGTGGCGGAGATCCAGCTCATTCGCGTACTCCCTGGCCCATGATGGCGATTGTGAATTTGCGCGGTGGAACTTGTGCCCCGACTGGGGATAATGCAGATCCTAGTTGTAGGGTAAGACTGGTCAGTGTGCTGCGTCCACCGACGACTTGGCCGGTGTAGGCGGCAACGAGTTCTTGGCCGGCTTGTGGGGAGTTGTTGCCCTCCAGCACGTCAAACTGGTAGATGCTCAGATCAACAAGGCGGCCTTCGCGCATGGCGGCCTCGAAGGCTGTCAGCACCATGCTTGTGGCGGCGGTGGTGACGGTCACGTTGGACTCGTCGCCGCTGATGCCGGCTGTGATGCCGTCAGCGATGAACGGCACGTACAACCACTTCGCCCCAGCCCAGGTCACGCTGTCGTTGGCGTAGTACGACTGCCAGCGGTTGTAGGTGGTGCCGCCGGTGTCGTAGATGCGGAGATACTGGGATTGGGCACGCATCAGCTCATACCGAGGGCAATCCGGGCTGAGGGTGTGCGAAGTCGGGCGACAACGCCGCTGACCGTACTACGCATGGCTGCCTCAAGGTCGGCAAGGGTAACATACTTGGTCCCATCAAACTCCACCACTGGGCCGGTGGTGATGTTGATGTTTGTATCGCTCATGCCTGATTGCGTAGATCCAGAATCTGCCGTGGGATTAAATGGATCGTAAGGTGTTTGCGTCGAAGTTAATGCTGTTTGAGATTGCATAGTAGCTACGTTAGCTTTTGCAAGTTCTTCTGGTGTAACGTAACCGGGTATTTTAGCTACTGCAGTGTTAGTGGTTTTAGCGAATTGTACGACTGTTCCTGATACGCCTCCACCACCGCCTGCTTGGCTGGTAGAGCCGGTAGTGCTCTTGATTGTATTTGCGGCTTGTGTAATGTTGTTTGCGTACTTACCGGCAGCTACGGCTGCGGATTCTGTTTCGAACTTAAGGTTTGCAGCTTGGACAGCGGCGTTAAATACTGCATCGGCTGCGAGATTTTGAGCGTAAGCAATTTGCTGTGCAACTTCTAAGTTAGCGTAGGCAATGCGTAGTGCGGATTCTTGCTCGCGTACAGCTTGGATATAGTTTGCATTGAGTAATCCTTGTGCTGCAGCCTGTTGCATTAAGGCTTTGGCTTTTGCGTATTCCAGTTCCACGGAGCGTGCTGCCAGCACGATACGCTGCACTTCTGCTTGAATTTGTGCTCTAGTTGCAAATAGTGTATTACGGGCATTGATAATTTCAATATCTCGAATCATACCTAGGATTTCTAGGCGTCTTTCTGTTGTAATATTACGCTGCAGTTCAGCTTGTAGGCCGGAAATAATAACGTTGTTGATTGTGTTATAGGCATTAGCGAGTTCGTTTGTAAGGCGGGCGGTATTATTTACTGTATTGAGTTGTTCGTCGAGAGCAAGTTTGGCGGTAGCAGTAGCACGGCCGTAGGCTTCTGCGTAGGCTGCCAGTGTTGACATGCGCTGTTCTAGGTTGGCTGCGGAGATAGCGGCCTGTTCTGTGGCTTGTGCACCAGCGATTACAGCGTCTCGCACTTGTAAGGCTGCGTTGTATTGCTGCTGAGCAAGTTCGACTTCGCGCGTCATACCACCGATACGCGCGTTCTGGTTTTGAACTTTTTGTAGTTCTAGTGCAGCGGTTTCGACTGCAACGGTTTGTTCGCGTACAGCGGCTTCGTAGGTTTGCTGGGCAGCAGTTGTTTTTGCGGCTGCAATCTGATTGATGATGCCAAGCTCGGCTTGGAGTGAGCCAGCAATACCTTTACGCTGCTCCAGTTGCTGGATTTCGGCTTGGGTAATCTGGGCTGTAGCAGTTTGACGGGCAGCAATAATTTGCGCTTCTAGCTGGAACAGTGCGATGCGCTGCTGGTCGCGTGCCAAGATTTCTCTGGTTATTTCCAGTTCGCGCTGGCGCAGAGCAGCGCGGTTAGCGAGGATAATCTGGGATTTTTCCTCTGCTGTAACCTGCATCAAAAGTTCTTGCAGTAGTTTTTCGTTTATACCTGCGTACTTTGTTGCATAATCTATGCGTTTTGCGTCGGCGTTTGACTGAATTTGCGCGACTTTTTCTTGGCGATCGGCTTCAATGTTAATTAGTTTGCCTCTGAGGGATACGTTAGTTGTACGCTGTTTATCAATCTGGTTCAGCTGAATTGCGAGACCGAGTTTGCGGTCGTAGGCTTTAATTTCAGCTTCGGCTTGGGCTTTGATTTTTTCTTGTTCTTCCGATGTACCTTTAATGACGTTACGGATAGTCTCAAGTATTTTCTTTCCGAAAGGAAGTCTATTCAGTAACCATTCTCCTAAGCCTACAGACGCTTCCCTAATAGCACTTACGACAAAATTGAATCCTTTTGCGATTAAATTTACACCTTCAAGTACAACAGCCAATGCTCCAGCAAACGGAGCACCGATGAGCTGAAGTGTAGTAGATACTGTACCTACAACCTTAGTCCATGAGTTACTAAGCATTGTTGTTAAAGACACGCTATCTGCAACCGAATCTCCGATAGCGCCGGTCTGGAGGGCGACGGCTTCGGCGGCTGCGGCGCGGGCTTCGTCGTACTTGCCGGCTTCAATCAAGCGGCGGATTGTTCCATCGAGTTCGGCGTTAACGACGATAAAACTATCTCGCAGAGCATCAACATTAAGTTCGTTTATAGCTTTTTGTATTTGAACAATTTTGTTACTAGCAGCGTCGAGTTGTTGGCCGACTGCTGATAGACCGAGGCTGAGGGCCATGCCTAAGGGGCCTCCCATGGCGCCGCCGATAAAGCCGCCAGCAGCACCGCCGATTGTTGCTCCAGCGCCACCGCCAAACAACAGCGGGAACGAACCGCCAATAATTGCGTCCGCTACGCCCGGTTTTTGGAGCATTCCCTTGATGCCGCCTGCAGCAGGAGCAGCCGGGGCTTTACCCATGCGCTGCATACCAGGAGGAAGATTCATTCCTCCGCCTAAGTTGCCTGGCAGGCGCGGGCCTTGTACGGGAGGTGCGGCAGGGCCAAACTGGCCGCCACGTCCCAGTGCAACGTCAACTTGGCGAATAGCCTGTTCAAGCTCACGATATTCAATGCTTGTTTTTGATACGACGTTTTGTACGTCAAGTAACTCGCGTTGGTAACGTTCTAGAGCTGAAACGCTATTAGGTACTGTGTCTTTAAGTGCGATTAAATCGCGCACAAGTTGTGATGACCCTTGATCTTGAACACTCAGTCCCCCTGTAGGCTGGCGTTGATATATTTCCTGTAAAGTCGTAAAACGGTCTAGCTCTTTTTGCAGCAGAACTGTAGACGCACGTGCGGCAGCAGTAAGAGCGTTAGTAAACTGCTCTGTACCTGTTTTGGCGTTTGCTGCAATACTGTTAAATGTACTTAGTTGCTGCCCGACACCAGCGATAGATGTAGAAAATTTTGCTATTCTAGTGTTTCCGTCTGCGTAGGCTTTAACAAGATTTTCAAGTCCTCTTTTTAATTCTTTTACATCTTCTGTAGCCCTCCTATCAAATAGGTTAGGTACAGGTTTTACTTTTCGAATTAAATCTTCAAGCCGTCGCACACCATCTGTGACAGCCTGGATATTTTGCTGCCCTTGTACTCGGACGTCGATTACGGCGGAGTACGAGGCCACTTGAGTACACCTAAGCTGTTACAAGTCTATCCCGTGAAAAAGCCGCCGGGTTAGCGGCGGCGTTTGGCCTTTTCGTAGGCGGCTTGCTCTGCGTCGCGGCAGATCTTGAAGTAGATGCTCCAGCCGACCAGTTCTTGGTCGGTCATGCGTTGGCGTAGCTCGGACAGCGTTAGGCCGAGTTTTTCGGCGACGTAGAACTGGGTCTGGATGTACGAGTCTTTTTTAAGTTCGTCTTCAAGCGCTTTTGGTGTCGATCTCTTCCGTGTCGTCGGTCAGGATCGCCAGCATCAGTGTCTGGAGGTCTTTGTCCTTGACTTCGTTCTTGAGGACGTCGATTTCGCCGGGGCTGAACAGTTTGGTGCCAGTGTCGTCGCAGGCTTTCTGGATCAGGAGTTGGAGGGCGAAGGCGGTGGCGTCGTCAGACTTGGCCTGTTTCTGGGCGCGTTCGCGCTCGGCCATTGTAAGAGGTGAGACCCACATCTCGAAGGTGGAGCCATCGCTCAGTTCGACGGTCTTTTTGCTGGGCTCCAGGTTGGCAGCCTTGCGGAGACGGTCGATGGCGCGTGGGGCGGCAGCCATAATCTTGCACTTAAGACTGGCCTAGTGTAGCGCAATAGAAAATAAAAAACCCAGCCCGGTGAGGGGCTGGGTACTGAATCGACTGCCCGAGCAGACTATCAGGACTTGGACAGATCAAAGGTGGGGGCTTCGGTGGGGCGGAAAGCGATTTCCACGCTCTGGCCGTCGTCCGGGTTCACCGTCAGGCTGGCCGAAGTCAGGATCACGGGGACGGTGATAGAGCGGCTCAGAGTGTCGTTGACGGTGCCTCCGCTGCTCACGCGGTCGATGTAGAGCTTCACCGTGGCGCCAGTCTGATTGCGCTGGATCACGTCCTGCACCATGCGGTTCGAGAGGCTGGTGTCCTCGTCGGTGGTGTAGACGGTGGCAGAGCCAGAGCCGTCAGCGAAGCCGGTGATATAGGTGCGGAAAGGGGTGTACTGGCCGCTTTCCTGGCCGATGGTGGTGACGTCGATCTCGCTACGGGTGATTTCGAAGCTCCACTCGCGGACAGATCCGATCAGAGCGGGGGCGCCGTAATACACCTCAAAAGCGTTAGGGGTAACAGCCGTACCGTCGTCGGTGATGGCAACGCTGGAACCGCCGGCGGTGGCAGAGACCTGCAGGGCGCCAGTGGCAGCGGTGTAGCTGATGACGTAGTAGGTCGTGCCAGCGGAGAGGCCGGCAGGCAGGGTGCCGGTGCCAGCGGCGCCGGTTTCGGTGTTGACGACCTGGAACTTGACGGGATCGCCAACCTTGAAGTTCAGGTAGGTGCCGACAGTGATGATGTCGGTGGTGGCGTTGACGTTAAGCTCGCCGAAGGTGGATGTAGTGCCGGCAGGGCTGTAGTACAGGGCGCCGGAGGTGCCCGAGAGAACGGTGGCCATTGGTAGTACCTATGGGGACGTGGACGCGGGCACTGCCCGGCTTAATACAGGTTAGCTCCGGTGATCTCGGAGTATTAAGCGATCACAGTTGCTTGGAATCCGGCTTCAATGCGAGAGATAAAGAATGGCGTAAATGCACGGCGGGATTGTTGATCTGGAACGGTTCCAGAGAAGTTGGGGCTAAAGGTTGGGCCGTCGATTGATCCAGTGCGGAGATAGATGCCGCTGGAGGGTTTGGGGGTGTTGTTGATTGTTTGGAGAGTGTTAAAAGCAATATCGACGAGTTCCTGGTTGCGGGCGGGGCCGCGACCTTTTGGGGTGTAGGCGCGGATGACAACTACGCCACGCACGTAGTTGTGGTTGGAAGTCAAACTAGTTTCGGTGGTGAGGCCGAATTGGATGTTGACGTGGACGTACTCTTCAGCGCTATCGGCGCCGTCGTTCATCACGTTGTCGAAGTAGACCGGGACTGCTGGAACGAGGTTGTTATAGGCCGTCAGGAGCGGAGACTCCAGCACGGCGCGGATGGCTTGGTAGTTCATTCGGGTCGTGCCAGGCGGACGCCGCGCTCAAGCGCTTTCTGCATTTTGCCGCCTTGTACGAAGAGTGGATACCAGTCCAAGGGAGCAGTGCTTGTGGCGTTGCCGCTTCCGCTGACTTCACCGCGCTTGCCGACGGCTGGGCGTTGGCCGCGTGCCACTACATCGCCGATTGGAGGGCTACCCGGATACCGCAAGTCTTCGCGGGCTACATCTGCGATGTCCAGTGCTACCAGTCGATGTGGAGCAATGTTTTCGATGGTGAATTTGAGTTTGCGCTGCACTTCCCGCTTGGTTGCTGGGAGTTTGGGAATGTCGGATAGTTTGTACGGGTACTCGCCTCCGCCTACGCCCCCGGATGCGGCGTATGCAACCCAGCTGTCGCGGAACTCGCCGCTCCAGGCTGGACCGGCCTCTGCTAAACCGTTCATGATTTCTTTAGCGGCGTAGCGGGCAAGGTTGTTTGCCCAGTTATACGCATCACGCTCCAGTTGACGCAGACTGGCCATTACTGGGGCCTCGCAATGATGGTGTGGTAGATGGGGGCGTCGCCGCGAACTGTTTTGGTGTTGATGATGCGGGCGGTTTTTGTGTTGCCGCTGTCGGTATATTCAATACGATCGCGGATGCTGGGCACGTATGCTCCAAGCTCGACGTTGCCGATGATGAGTTTTAGATCGGTTGTTTGATATGCGCTATCAAATTCTTCCGGGTTGACTTGGGTGATGAAGGCGCGGACAGTGAATGAGGTTTCGGCGCCGTAAACCTGGCCCGTGGTGGGGTTGTAGACCTCAGTTTCGGCCGCTTTGATATACGTTACGTTTTGGCCCCAGTCGGCTAGGAGCGTGGCTGGGATAGCGGCAAAAGTTGTATCGACGAGGCTCATGTCAACCTCTCAGTAGGCGGACGGCGTGGTTGGCCGCTCCAGCAAGGCAGTAGGGGCCGAGGTAGGACTGCAGCCAGGGATAGACGTCGAAGACGTTGTTGATGACGCCCGAGGTGGTGGAGCTGGACTTGTACTTGACTTGGAGGTCGCCGAGTTTTACTTCGTCGTAGATGCCGCTGGTGCCGGTGCTGCCGGTTACGGCGTCGGTGTCGTTGGCGAGGGCGCGTGCCAGTTCGTAGGTAGCAACCTTGATACCTTCCGGGATTAGGGTGCAGGCGAGATCTACGCCGTCAACGGTGTAGTTGTCGCGGGGCCACTTCAGGGCTTGGGTTTCGGTGCAGCGGTCGCCGTAGAAGGTGAGTGCGTCGATCCAGCGCGTGGCGGAGATCAGGGCGCGGTTTTTGGCGTCAGTGGTTTTGTCCGTCCACGTGCTGCTATCGGGGACGGTTTCGAAGTAGGTATCGGCAGCCGCCAGCGTCACGTACGAGTTGGCCGCAGCGCCGCTAAGAGTGGCATCAATAGCAGCGGGCACGGCTACATCGGTCTTTGTTTGAGTCTAGCGGCTGCGCGGTATTTCCTCGCTGGGGCGGATGGAGTGAGGAGACTGGCGTGGTAGACGTCGCCGCCGGACATTTCGATCTCGGCGATGCGTTCCAGGTGCGGGCCGTAGGGAATGTCCTCGTAGCTGCGGCGGCTATCCTGTAACACGTAGAGACGAACCAGTTTCATGCCTGCCCGTAAAAGCGCTGATGCCGAGGTCAGCGTAGAGACCCAAGCCGAAAAGGTGAACACCGCGCTGCCTGGAAAATCTGTGCGGAAGCTGGCAGATGTGGCAGCCGAAATTCGCCGGCTTCGGAATGAAGAACTGGCTACGACCCAGGAGATCCATGAGAAGCTTCAGGTCAGTTTTGATGTGATTAACCAGTTGTTTTTGCAGTCGTACAAGATGTCAATGAACACGCAAGAGGTGTTTGAGGCGCAGGAAAAGATCAGGATTGGGGAGTGAGATAAAAAGAAAGGCCCCCACGAAGGGGGCCATTTTTGTACTGCTGTACTGATGAATCAGTAGGCAGAAGTGTCGAAGGGGGTGTTGCAGAGCAGGCGGGCGATGGGCACCTGCTTGGTGCTGGAGTACACGAGGTTCCAGCTGGCGGTGGCGGCGAGGTTGCCGGCGCCGGAGGTGTTGTCCGGGTTGTCGCCAGCAGCGGCCCACTTGGTGCCGGTCACGTGGTAACCGTAGTGGTAATCCACGGCCAGCACATCCTGCATGGAGAGGATGTTGCGGTCTGCAGCGACGCGCAGATCCTGCTGCACACCCTCAGAAACGACGCCCGACTTGAAGAGGTACACGGGGTACTTCTTCGCGTGGGTGCTGGTGCCGCCGGCGAGGGCGGTCAGCTGGTCGTCGATCACCACGCGCAGGCCGGCGAAGTAGGCAGCCTCGGTCTGGGTGATGCCCACACCGCCGCCACCCCAGACGACAGAGCCGCCAGTGGTCAGGGCCGAGGTGCCGAAGGTCAGCATCCCGACTTGCTGCAGGTAGTAGGCAACGTTCGAGTGCATGGCGATCGAGTCAAGCTCGTCGCCGCGCTCGCCCAGCTTGGCCTTAGCGCCAACCACGTTGCCCACATTCAGGAAGTTGGCTTCCGTCATGGAGCCGGGGGCGCCAGCGAAGGACTTGTCCAGCTGGTTGGGGCCGAGCACGCCGGCGCCGCTGATGCCGCCGAACAAGCCCAGCAGCTGAGCAGCCAGGGTGGCGGTCTTCAGTTTGTTGATGGCGGCGGTCAGCTGGTTGCGGACGTGGGCCAGGGGGTCGGCGCCGGAGCCCAGCTTGCTGAGGTCGTCGGCGGCGTAGGCGAAGCCACGGTGCAGGATCGTCATGATCTGCTCGTCAGCCGTCACGTTCGAGGGAACGAGATAGCCGCCACCGCCACCCCAGGTGTTGGTGCTGAGGATCTGGGTCTCAGTCGGGGCGATAGGGTCAAAGAAAGGCACGCGCACGCGGGTGCCGCCAGCACGAGCATCGAGGGCAGCGTTGCGCTGCACGATGCCGCTCTGGATCCACTTCGATTGCTCGAAGATGCCCTCGGCGGTGTACTGGAGGAATTCGGGACGGGTGACAAGGTTCGTCAG